CCAACTCGGGGAATACCCTTGAAATTGAGGACATTACAATGTGGAGTAATAACGCGCCTGAGGTATAGAGTATCCATTCTTCAAAAGTCTTTTAAATTTTCTCTCAATGTTGTTTGCAGTCTTTTTAGCTTTGGGCTTGGTTTTGGGCTTGGGCTTGGGCTTGTAGCCCATGAGAGATATAATAAATTTCATCATTTAAAACCACCCGACATTTTAAACTCAAATGTTCACGCCAGAGATGAAACGCGCTAGCTCTATTATGGTGAAGGATTCGGACACGAAAATGTCGATGCGGGTCATATATTTTATGTACTACATGACCATCAGGGCATGTGAGGTTATCGATTGGTGGTTTCCAGTCAAGGTTAAGAAAGAAAAGTAGGCTGGTAGTTCAGCAGGTACCGATGTACTGCCATCCGAGGTCAGCAGTGATTTTCTTCCATATAATGTCGTGCTTGTACAGCTTTTCTTTTGATTTGAGCAGCGGAAAGCACGGGAGGTATTCATCCTCACCGAGGAGTTCGCAGAATTTGTACAAGACGTAACTGTAACTCAAAAAGTTTTTGCGGTTTTCGGGACAATGTTTCTCAAAAGGCTTTTGAATCTGACCAAACATGAGTCGAAGGCGGTCTTCCAAGGCTTGAGGCATGGTGGGCGGTTTCACTCCGTTGAGAATCGTTGTGATGTAAGGCGCGTGTTCGTAGTATTTATTCATGTGAATCTTTTTCAGCATTTCACGAACTTTGCTATGTGTCAGGTCTAACTTGTCTTTAATTCGCTGCTTTTTCACTTCGAGTCGTAACTGGTCTATGAGTTCTTGAGGAACACTCGTGTACTCTTTCGCCTGAAACTGATTGACCCATTCATTGAAATGGTTTTCACGCCGGTATGAATATATGACGTGGCGTTCCATCTCTTGCTCCTCCTTGAAACCCACTTCTTGACATTGTACGTAATCGGTCGTTCCACATCGGCGACATATCATGTCGCTCGTGACGTCATCGAGTATATGGTCGAATGAGCCACAGCCTTTACATTTGGGTAAGTATCCGATATTTTTCTTTTGCATGGGCGTTACATGATTTCTTTCTACGACGGTCATGTACTTTTCGTATACATCCTTCTTCTTTCCTCCAGCGGATTCAAACTCCATCAATAAAGGGATGCAATCTGCAATGTATTCATACATTTCATGTTCAGCAGCCAAGTCTCCTTTAGATATTCTTTTTTGAAATTCAGAGAGACGCTCTTGATAGCGTCCTTCCATTATAAATAATATATCGTTTTCTTTTAGTTAATGTGGGTCTTGAATATCATCGAACAATGTAGACCCAAGAATTTCCAGGTTCATCAAATGTTCAGACACGACGGTGATGAATTGATACCAGTTGAAGAATTCAAACCAGGTGAATATGGACGCGTCGATTACTACTTTGGTGGTCAGATATACACACACATAGGACACTGGCCTATTCAGAACATCGTGCCTCGTTTTTCAGTTCCAGTACACAGTGCCATTTTCATCAACGACGAAGATTTAAAACCCACAGTCTGTACCGAGATTATCAGACGGCACGCGGGTCCGACACAATCACCAGTGTCATTTGACGTATACGCTCCTCGGCCACATGTATCAATCTCATTCTCAGGAGGGTTGAAAATCTCCTTGGGAATCAAATGGGTCCTCATAAAAAAGGTTTCCGGTAAAGTTTTTATACAGAACGTTCTCGGTCAAATGACTACTCAGCCTTCGGTGCCAAGTAGAACTTGAGTTCACCGAGGTTTGCAACTGTGTACCGGAACACGATGGGCATGTTATCATCGTCGTCATGCTGCATCAGCTGGACGCTCGAGCATAGGCTCGTCGCCCGGGTAAACATGTTGATGTACTTGAGTGAAAACAGATTTCCGAGCGCCTTGTCCTTTCCGGGCTCGACGCATTCAATAATAGTCTTTTGGTTTGCAAAGCCGCCCTCGCACTCGAGCTCGAGTGTATTCTTCTTACGCGTGATTCGAATATCCTGAGCCAAGTTATTCATGTCACGCGTCACGCGTTGGAAATCAACACTCGGGATGGTGGTCAGCACGTTCATCTCAATCTCAGGGACGGACAACATGTCATCGTTGATATCAAGAAGCTTAAACTCGAACGATGTCGACGACTTTTTCGCTGTATTCTCAATGTGAATGTGAAGCAGGTATGAATCGTCAATCGACATGCTCAGTGTGTCCGTATTGGTCACCGACTTGAGGAGCTTGTACGTGTTTGACACATTGAGACCAGCCGTGTGCTCCCCCTCACAATAGTACTCTTCAAAGTTTTCCGCTGGCATGACGAGGTGGACGAGTGTCACGCGCGCCGTGTCGAGCGTAACGACGATGAGTCCTTCTGGGCGGAACACAAGGTTGACATCGTTGATGATATCTTTGAGCACCTCAAATACTGTGCGGAAAGCACTCGCTTGAATCGTCTTGAGACGAACCATAAACAAACAGCGCAAACTCACTTTATACCCTTCTGGTATGCATCTGAAACCTTTCTATTCACCTTTTCTTCAAGCTCGCGCGTCATAGGAGGCGCCAGTGGCATGTTGAAGTGTTCAATATCGAAATAGTTACCAGCATCGTTATCGTGTGTATCGTCGAGTGTTGCACCAGAAAGCACCGTCTGGTCAAACTCTTCGACACGCTCCTCTGGCTTCATCGATTCGATCCATTTACGAACATCGTTTCCGACGAGTAGCTGACCGTCGTTTGTCACCAGGGTGGGTACACGTGTAATCTGTTTCGACGGAACCCCCTGAGTCGACACGTTATGGAACCGGATCATGTGAATGAGCGCTGGGTTTTCACGAATCTCCTGGATAACCTGAGAACAATATGGACACTTGTCGCTGTAGACCAAAGTGGCCATTACCTACTACTGTATAACTTTTTGTAGCCAGGGAGACGACGCAGAAGGGACTTTTTTCTCGTCTGATAGTAATATGAAGGACATTGTCGTATTCCTCCTTCTGGCAATTTTGGGATTTCTGTTGTGGAACCGCGGTGTGTTCATGAACGGCGAGGCGTTCGTGAACGTCAGTGACATGAAGCCAGTGGAACCAGCGACGATCCAGACCATCATCAACGCCATTCAGGCGAAGAATCCCGATGTATACCCGGTTCAGACCATCTACATCAACTCGATGCAGGGTGATCAGGGGTCGGCGATGTATGAAGCCCGCATCATGTTCATCAACACACGTGGATACTTTGGTGTACAGTACGACATCAAGGCGGATGGTGATGGCAACATCCTCGAACTGTCTGAGCAGCCCCAGCCCGGCATCGGAGCTGCTGATGTATTCGAGCCCTTCGGTCCCAGTGATTCATACACCACATTCGAGGACACCCAGGTTGTCCTGGACAAACAGTTTGCGGATCTGAAGACCCAAGTTCCCGGCTACCAGGGCAAGCTTGACATTTGGCTCGAGCAGATGCGTCAGTCAAATAGAAACAACGCCGACGCTGCGGCGTGGAACGGCACCGTTGTTTCTAGACAGTAATTAGGAATGATATCAGCACAAAATCTCGCTGATCGAGAGCACAAAAGGCTCGAGGTTCGCAAGGCGACATACAAAGCAATTCTCGAACAGCTCTGTCGCAAAATCAAATCTGCGTCAGAACTTGGAGAACGTTCGCTGTTTTTGACAATTCCGCCATTTACCATTGGATATCCTGCATACGAAATTGAGAGTACAACTGCGTACATTCAGCGTCAACTGGATCGCCTTGGATACAAGGTAATCAAGGTGGCACAGGGCACATTGGGTGTCAGCTGGGGTAACACGAAACCAAAGGGACCCGTCATCATTGATCACTCTGCTGAAGAAGACTCTATGAGAAGCATTTCGCTGCCATCGCTCGCCAATTTACAGAAAACAGCTGCGAAATTGCGTGGAAAAAAATAGTTACTTTGATTTGGACGCTGCAACTGCAGCAATTCCTATAGGAATGACGATGAGTACCCATAACCAATTCATGGATGAATCGGACGCCGCTGGTGCCGCTGGTGCCGCTGGTGCCGCTGGTGCCGCTGGTGCCGCTGGTGCCGCTGGTGCCGGCACTGACGGCACGGTCACATTTTGAGTGAGCGAGTCGACACTGACACCCGTATCAGCTGGAAGTGTCGGAAGTGTCACACCGTTTATTAGATTTTCCAAACCTCGAAAAGTCGGAAAAGTGACCCCATCGAGCAAATTTTGTGTTGCACTGAGATCCATTACTATTTATCAGGAATTAATAACGACGGTGGTGATTTCACCTGATCCAGAATCTTGGACTGCCTGAGCGTTACTTATGTTTGTTGCGAGTTGGGTTGCAGCTGTTGTAACCTGTTCCGTAAACGTTTGTTTATCCGCTGCAGAAACACCTGCCCATCCCTCTGTGAGTTTTGCGCTGACTGCAGACATGATTGTTTTTACGACGTTCGTCTGCCAAATCTGTTTGAGGTCGTCTGGGAATCCACTGAACTCTGCCAGGTCCATTATGCTGAGCGGGCTGGATGCTGTGTACATCTCACGAATCACAAACAGTTTGATGAACATCACGACGACGAGGATCCAGAGGGCGACACGTTCATAGTCGATATGCATATTATATAGAGTAACGAAAAAAGTGCGCGAGTCTTGCACAAAAAAATAAACCCGCTAACACAAATGGACTCGACAGCTATCCTCGTCGAGGCGGAACGTAAATTTATGATCAAGCTGTGCAACGCCATGACACCCGTGATGATTGACGCCTTTTACGACATGTACA